TTTGCTTCTGAAGTTGGGTGATAGTCTGGGTCGTAGATTCGGCGAAGGATGTCATAGACAGCAATAGCGAGTCGAAGTTGAGCACTAGCCCGTTCGTTTTCGTTTCGAGCCTTTGCGATATCTGAAAAATGCTCTGCGACAACTGCATTAAGCTGTCCTGTGAGCTCAGCACCTTGTCGAGCGTCTGCCCTGATGTCTCCGAGCTCTGCAGTGAGTTCTGCAGCGCGTCGCTGCCAATCTGCCACAGCAGACTGGTAGGCAGTGATGACAGCTCGGCTTGTGGCGGCGTCGTTCCCTGCACGGTAGAGACAGAATCCACCGATGATTCCTGCGCCCAAGATAAACCCACAAACACCAACAAGAAGATAAGAGCGAAATTTGTCCATCTCATTTTTCCTCCTCGGCCACGGATTTATCGAGCTCGGGCCGATAGTATTTCGCGCGCTGCCAAGAGTCGGCAACCTGGACGCCGCCGTACCCGACACCGCCGAATGCGATTGCGCCCACGATCGTTGCGCCGATGCCGCTCGCTAAGAGTTCGGGATTGACGAGGAGCGTGAGGATATAAAGGGCAACGAGCACCGCCGTGGTCGCAACCCACGCCTTCCACTTCCGCCCGCTCATAGGTACTCCAGTGGATTGATGCGCGCCGAATAGTCATCGAGCCTATCGGCCTGGTGGTGGATCTCCCAGTGGACGTGGGGACCCGTCGATTGCCCAGCATTGCCGACCGGAGCAAGCCGCTGACCTTGTTTGACGTAGACTTGATCCGTCATAAGAATGTGACTCGGCCAGCGGGTCACGGTGCGCTCCTCAATGTAGTACATGGAGTGCCATGGCCGCCGAATTCCGGATCGTGATTCAGGATTCGACTCGGCCAGAAGTGGCAGAGGATGTGGAGCCGGTTCGTCCCCCGCTCGATGATGGTGATGATACCGCCATAGACTTCATGCCAGTACTTGTGCCATGGTAGCTCGAGGATGTCGGGCTTCTCATCTTTCCCCCATACGTGGCCCTGCGTCCCTGGCTCGACGCCTCGAAAGATCACAAACGCCTGCGCCTCGCCATCGACTGGGGATACCGCCACGCCATCGCCGCGCGCGATATCGAGCGCCCCATGAACATGATCCCTGCGATTCACAGGCTGCGAGAGAGGACGAAGCTCATCGAACCCAGCGTTACTATGCCACCTTTTATGGGTATCATTTTGGACGCTCCATAAACTTTTCTAGCCTGCGCGACAGCTCATCTATTTTTTCGATGATGTGTCGAAGATCGGCCTGGATTTCGGCGATTATCACGTCCTTTCTCTTATCGGCGGTCTCCAGCGCCTCGATTTGCCCATCGTGGCATTCCAGCTTGTCTTGCATATCCTTGATCTTTTGCATGGCTGCCCCTCTTCCTGCGCTGCTTTCTTTTGCGCGCGAAGAAACGTGATGATCGCCGCGAAAGTTGCGATTGCTCCTAGAATTTGCCCCACCGCTATCAAGTCGATTGTGAGCATATCATGCCTCCGGCGGTGTCACTTTGATACCGTCTGTTGCCTTCTCTGCCGAAACTAATTCATCAATGAGCTGTATCGCGCCCTGTAACGCGTTGACACTTGACAGTAGCCTCGTCTGTTCAGCCTGTAATTCTGCTTTACGTTTCTGTAACTGCTCAATCGTAATCATATTTACTCCTTTTACCTTATAGGTATTCTTACAAAAACCTTATTGTATCCGCCCTCATATTTGGGCTTGATTTCATTACCGATTATTGTTGCGTAGGGCTGTATTGGATGAAAGCAACTGTGCTCATAGCCAATGGCGTAAAGTACGAGTCCATCCTGCCACCTGCATACAACACCCCACTATCCATTTTATTGCCAGCGAGGTGTATAAAGGCCCCTATCTCCTGCCAAGGCTGGTTCCAAGCGTTGTAATTGAACATCCCCCCCCCGATATAAAGCCTGCCTCTAACGCCGCTGAAAGCATAAGTGCCTTAAAGATCACAATTACACCTGCCCCAGAGTTGGCCAGACCACGTTATCAGGGAAGCCGGTTTGTTTAGTGACATCCCGAAGTGCTTGGATATATTTCAAAATAGGCTCAATGGTTCTAACGGTGTTAAACCTAGCGCCATATAATCCGCATAACGCGCTTTCCTCCACTCAACTGCTTGTATCCGCAAGTCGCGTTCTTCACGTATCGCTGCGGCCTTTTGTTCGATTGTAAGTTCTACTGGTGGTAGAATTTCTGCATTGGTTTGTGCGAGATATGCTTGCAGTTCTGCCCACTCCCTCGGAGTATCTGTTCGATGGAAACAAAATGGCATTCCATTAAAATAACCCTGAATAGCATCGCTGTTTACTTGATGGAATGGCCCTGTTATCTTGTTAGCTTCAAACATATTACTCATATTATGCTATCCTTATTGCCTGATAATTAAATGCAAGGTTTGTACCCCCAGCATATATACCAACGGTATCACCACTAATTGCCCGCATTACAAACCATGTCCCGCGCGCAGGGAGAACCTGCCCACCACCCGCATAGTTTGTCCATGCCAATTCCCCCACTCGATTTGTGTCTTGTGTAACACCAAGAAGATAAATTGGATTTGTCGTACCATACCGTCCTCCAATAACAGCACCACTCGTCATAAAATTCCAGGTTGTATATGTTGAGGTATCCAAAGCCTGTAAGACCAATCCAACATTATTAGCGCTTATATCAACCCATGCGGTACCAGTTGTCCAACTTCCAGCCGTATAACACCTGGACAGAGACAAAAAGCCCCTATTATCCAGCTGTACCATCTTGTCTCCAACGCTAGGCGATGCATAGCTAGTGCCTGAAAAAATAGATACCAAACCAGCATCTATGTGTAAGTGTGTGCCTGTTATTACTCCAGAAAAAGTGATATTTTGTGAAAAGAGATTTGTAACATTGATCTTATCCGCAGTGATTGCACCAGCAGCAATATTGGCAGCGGTAATCGTCCAGCAGCTATCAGTGCCCCTGTAATCGTTCCAGCCGCGATCTGTGTTGCGGTAATCGTTCCAGCCGCTATTTTTGCAGCCGTCACGGCGTTCGCCGCGAGCGCATCCGTGCTGACTGCGCCTGCAGCTATCTTCGCTGCTGTAACCGCGCCCGCTGCAATCTGTGTCGCAGTCACTGAATTGGCCGCGAGCTCTGAGGCCGTGATCGTTCCTGCTGCAATAAGACTGCCTGTAATGGTGTCGGCGGCAATCTGTGTTGCGGTAATCGTTCCAGCCGCTATTTTTGCAGCCGTCACGGCGTTCGCCGCGAGCGCATCCGTGCTGACTGCGCCTGCAGCTATCTTCGCTGCTGTAACCGCGCCCGCTGCAATCTGTGTCGCAGTCACTGAATTGGCCGCGAGCTCTGAGGCCGTGATCGTTCCTGCTGCAATAAGACTGCCTGTAATGGTGTCGGCGGCAATCTGTGTTGCGGTAATCGTTCCAGCCGCTATTTTTGCAGCCGTCACGGCGTTCGCCGCGAGCGCATCCGTGCTGACTGCGCCTGCAGCTATCTTCGCTGCTGTAACCGCGCCCGCTGCAATCTGTGTCGCAGTCACTGAATTGGCCGCGAGCTCATTTGCGGTTATCGCGTTTGCCTCAATTTGTCCAGCTCGGACCAATTCTTCAATAAAAGACCAGATACGCGCACGTAGCCTGCGAGATTGTTATAATTCAACAAGAAGTCTGGAAGAACATACCGCATCCCAGATTGCCAGTCGGATGGCCCCCAGGTGTACTCGAATAGTTGCCAAGAAGTAGACAGTGATGCAGGAGCTGGTTTATACGGGGATCGTCCTCCATTGGTAGCGCATGTTGTACCTTCGTTGTTAAGATATTGTCGAAGACAGAAATAAATATATGCCCCCGCAGTATCGGCCTTTGCCCAGAATCGCACGCGATAGTTTTTGGTACGGTCGATCGGGATGTATTTATTGTCATATACAAACGCAGATGCCCCATTTGCTGATGCAAGCACCTTATTGCCTTCCGGTGCAGACGTATCAATCAATATAGTAAACATGCTTGCACCAGAGGATGACCAGCACGACGAATCTTCCATCCATGGATCTTGATTTATGCAAAAGAGGCCACGATTACCCTTGACTCCCTGTGGTCCGGTTGGCCCCTGTGGCCCCGTCGGGCCTTGCGGTCCCGTTGCACCTGCGGCCCAACGATCTTCAGGGCCGCTGACCAGGTGGTACCTCCGTCATTCGATGTACGCATGTACTGCTTTGCGGAATCGTAGGTCGCAGTCCATCCCGTGGAGCCATCGTTCGAGTATTGGAACAGGACGTTCGGCGCCGCCGCGCCGTTCGTTCCACCGTAGCCTACCGCATAGGGCGTCGGCGTGCCCCATGTTGCACTGATGGTGGCGTTCGTGGTGTTGTCCGTCGCGATGAGCGTGATCGCCCAGCACGTTTGGCCAGCGACCGATGCCCCGGGTGTCGCAGACCAGCCGTTGAGCACTTCGGTACCGGAAGCCCAGCTCGCAGTCGCCCATGTGTACACCGGTGTACCTGTAGGCCACCCGCTTGTGGGGGCGGTTGCTGCCCACTTATAGAGCGTGCGGGTGGCAACACGATAGCCCGGTGTCCCTGTGAGGCCCTGTTTATTTTTGGAGATCGTAAATCGAAGCGAAATCGACGCATATCCCTCGCGCGACGCAGTTAGGTCGACATAGCCTGAGTCAGCAGTGAGATTGGAGATAGTGTACGTTTTGCCCGATAGCGATCCCACGACGCCTGCTGAGTGCGATTCCTGGACGCTCCAATTCTCGCTGTCATCCGCTCCCCCAAGAGTAATCGTCATGGTAGTCGCGCAACCGAGGTAGTTGCCATTCAAACCGTTCTCATCGGTCGGAACAACGTGGTCATAGTTGGAAAGGCGGGCGTTAATCGCAGCCTTATCATCAAGCGTCCATATATTCGGAAGTGCAGTACATTTGTAACGGACGCCATTAAATATACCGTATTGCCCAAGATAATCAGCTTCATCCGTTAAGCTTGATAGATTTTTTTGTGATGGATATTTCTGGACTGGTTTGTCTGTGGGCTTAATTGGGACTCTTTTTATTGGTGCTTCGATATAATCTCCGACACCCTCGGCGAGAGCATAGAAGGTTTTTAAATTCTCCCATCGACAATCTTTCTAATCCGCAATTTCTGAGTCGCACCAAGAATTTCTTGATCACGGTATGTGACGATTTCACCGAGCATGAGTTCGACGCCGGTGAGATAATTGAATTCATATAGATAGACTGAATGTTTGTGCCACGAAGCCCTGCCATTCGCGCAACGCTCGGCATCTGGCTGCATTGTGATATTGTCAGTCTCAATACATTCTCGATCGTTCGTGCTTGGGACGATCTCAGCCGAGATAGTATGCTTGTCTCCCTTCACTATGGTATCGCCACGGATCCGTAGTTTTGTGATGACTCCGCCTGTTGCTGAATAGAAACGGAGATTCGTTCCCTTCCCTTCATGCTCACAGACTTGAAGTTCGACGTCTCCCGTATGCGACCATTCCAGTGTCGGGTTATCGACCGCGATGAGCTCATAGTCTTCCAGTGCAAAATTGCATTTCACCGGAGTGTCTGCATCAGCACCTTCAGGATAATAGTGCTCCGCGGCGACCTGAATTGAGCACGGAAGCGACGCAGTTTTCCCGGTCGAATCTTCAAAGATCACTTGATCAGTGAGAAGAGTATGCGGCCAGAACGTCACATCGACAGCCTCATCCATGAACTCATCGCGGCGGATCTTATAGCCTTCAGCGATATTTCCACCTGTGCCAGTCTTCAATTCTTTGGTTGTGATGAATTCCTCAGGATAGAGATCGAAAAGCTCGAGCACGCCATCCGCTGTAGTTATAATTGTGTAGACAGTATCTTTGAGGAGTTTCTCGATGAGGCTTTGCAACTCGACCGCTGTATCAGTGCCGTCGACGCAATACCGATCGAGCGTAATGTCGATGAGCGAAAAATTAAGCTCTGCGTCGATGAACCCAGCAAGGTAAAAAAGCTGGTGGAGAATTGAAGTGTTCTTATGTAATGGGTCAGAAATTTTATAGTTTGCCCAAGTGAACGATGTCGTGATCTTCTTTTTATTAAGTCGATAATAGGGCTCGACGCATTCGAGTTCAAGCGCGTCGACATGAAGCAGACCTATAGAAACATCCATATTGCGGCGAATCGTCCCCGCAAAGAATGCTGCGCCATCTTTTATGATAAGACACTTGGGATCGGTGGTCGCAGCGAGGAACGCACTAACAATTTCTCTGTTCCGGTTGATGGAAAATCTACAAGTCCCCGTAACCGGCATAAGATTATCATTATGTAATTCTCTTGTTCGTCGAATGGGATATCGACCGACGAGATAGGATGTGTAGTCGACGTACCCTGCGCCGAAGTTGATCCATACTTCATAGCGAGACATCAGGTGACTCCCAGCACACCGGCTGATTTAAGTTCGCGCCCGATGATGAGCGCGAACTCGCTTATTCCGTCACTGCCAACAAGTGCATCGGTGTTCACAGTTACATACACATTGATGTCTCTCGGTTTTGTATAACTAGCCGTTGAACCAGATCCGCCAGATCCTGTACATGAGCCAAGACCCGCGCTCGCGAGATCTTCGAGAGATATCTTGGATAGGGTCCCGCTGTCGAGGCTGATAGTATCAAGATGTACTCCGATCCAGCCGAGGAGGAAATTTTTAGTCTTTGCGATCGCGTTGTACATCCAATTGCCGACGGTGATGATCGCGTTTCCTACCGGCAGCATGACATTGTTGTAGAACCATACGAACCCCTGCGCCAATGCCGTGATGATAGGCGATAAGCGGAGATGATGGGTGAGAGTATGGTTCCCAGGAAGGTTCCTATGGTACGCAGAATGCCCATGAGTGGAGCCAAGACGGTGCTGACGAGTGGGCTGACGACATCCGCGAACCCTTGGAGTATCGGGAGCAACACCGCCATCACTGGATTGACGCCGGCGATCATCTGCCCAAATGGCCCAAGCGCGGACATGATGGAGCTGATCATGATTGAGCTGCCCGGTCGCATCCAGGGCTGTTGATTCCTTCACTGAAGCGAAGCTGGCTTGGATACTATCTTTTGCGGAAATGACACTCGCGAAGGCTCTCGTGAGTATGGTCGCTTTCGAGCTCGTTTCCTGCAGTTGCTTCGCACATTTGTGATGCGGCGAGCCCGAGAGATGTGATATCAACCAGATAGGCTTCATACTCTGTGACCATCTGTTGATCGACTTCGGATTGCGTAGGAACCTTGGCTGCAAAAGAAAGACCACCTGTGATACCGGTGAGAGTATTGGTTTCTGCCATGATTGGAGGATACTATTGTAAGATAAGGCGTTCGCGGCGGGATATACATATATTGAAAATCTGAGTCAATCTCTTTTATTTTCCTTGTAGCCGTATCGGTTATATCAAGATTGGCCTGGACTGTTTTTCGCGCTTCATCTTCGGCTTGCCGAGCATAGATTGCGGAAAGTTGATCGAGACTTTGCGCTCCTGCTTGTGTTAGCGATTTTACATCGTCAGCAAAGGCTGCAACGCCCGCGTCGTATCTCTTGATCACCTCGACGGCGCCATTGGTGAGATCAATATTTGATTGTACAGGAGCTCGTATAGTGATTTCGTACATCTGCTGGATGCTCTCGGATCCCAGCTTCATGATTGTTTTTACGTCTGAAAGATATTCATCATAGTCAGTTGCCATTTTAGCGTTTGACTCTTCGATGGATGGACACAAGGGCTTGAAAGACAATCCCCAGGCATGCCTGCGGAGAAAACACTTTTTTCATTCCATCGACTACGGCGTTTGAAACGTACTCTGAATATGTTTTATTTGAATTCTCATATTCAGATACGACTCTATTATTGTATTCTTCCAGAGAAGGTATTTGTGCCTTGAATGAAAGCCACCGGAAATCCCTGCAATTATCGGTGGGTATAATTTATTCAATGCATCTGAAACCGAATTCGAGACTGATTCTGCATATATTTTGGGTTCGGGAATAAGTGTCTGAAGATATTGAAATAAGGTTTTAGCATCTTGAAGTCTGCTTTGTCCTTCTGGCCCTAGCTGTAGAGTTTCCGCAGAGTAAATTTGCCCTCTAATCGATGCCACCAAGCCTTGCAATTGCTCTTTGCTATAATATTCAGGGTGATTTTCGTTAATCTGTAATATTTGGGAAATCGAATCGGCTAGCTTATCAACAATGGTGTAATTGCTTTTTAGGAGTCTTGTGAGCGCGTCATCCGTTCAATACTTGAAGCGGAGCTTTGAGTGCTCGAAGGTCGTACGTTGAACACTTCGCTGGGTTTCTCCCGACGAAAGAGCTTGGCTCTGTCGCACAAGTTCCTGGATATATTGTCCAAGTCTTGTACGTTCCTCGATGAGAGCTCTTAGTTCAGGGCTGGACTTCCCACCAAGTGTTGCTTTAAGGTCCGAAATCTTCCTGTCATAGTCTCGCAGATTATCCTGTTCGACCGAAATCAGTTTCTGAAGCGTTGTAATCGCTTGAGCCACCGATGCAGGCGAGTCCACCAACGCATTGAATTTGAACGAGGTTGATTCAATTATAAGGCCGAGATCGCTCCAACCATCGATCGCTAATTGCAGATACTGGAGCATGGGAGAGAATAGCGGTGCAACCAATTCTCCGAGCGTTTCTTTGAGATCTCCGAACTTGTCATTCAGGTTCTTGAGTTTTTGAGGGATGTTGTTCTCGGCCAATTCATCTGAAATCGGTCCGAGCTTTTGATTGATTAAATCAACGCCTCTCCAGCCAAGAGTTGTCTTTTGTGAGGTTCTTGATTTCAGGAATTATCTGAGAAAGGCGACCTGTAGTGCCAGAATAAGTAGCATTTAAAAGTTGAAACGATGAATTAAGATCCTTCCCAGTAATGTTCGCAAGGCTTACCGCAGCGGTCGCTATCGCCTGTATTTGCGAATCCGATTTTCCAAGTGAGGCAAGTTCGGCAATAAGATTCTCTATCTCATCTTTTGATGAAAGGGTTTTTTGCGTAAGCGATTCGATTAAATCTACATTACGGGAAAATGATTCCTCATTATTCCCAAGTGCAATTTTTAACTGCTGCATTCGGCGATCCATTTCGCCGAATTCCTGATAGCATTCGAATGCTGTTTCCGTAATCTTCTTGAGTCCAGCTACGACAGCGGTTACCACAAAGCCATTAAAAATACCCTGGAGCAGCTTCGTTTTGTCAGAAAGTGCGTCGGTTGTAGATGATGTAGACTTCGTCTCATCTGATAGGCCACGAATTCCCTTCCTGGCTTTCTCGGCTGCATCTGAGATCGATTCTTTGCCAATAAGTTCCGTTACTGTCGAACTCATTTCCCTGACCTTATCTTTTCGTTCATCCTCTCGACCCAGCGATTACGGGCAATGTTATAGATTTCGATGTCCCTGGCAGGCTGTTCTCTAAGCGGACCAGCCTCTGGAAAGTGTCGAAGCGCTCCATCGCCGTCGATCATGAGGACCATGTCACGCACCCATGGTCCCCATGCCAAAAGCGCCTCGATTGGATCGATTCCATCGATATCTCCAGATCCTTCTTCGAATTTGCTTCCGTCGAATATCCAATCCGTGACATCGCGAATCAGGGCGACGTCGGAAGCTGCAAAGGGGCGTTTTTCGCCTCCACAACCTCAAGAATTTCGTTGAAGATGTCTTTGTACTCGAGCAAGCTTCGAGCCCAGTCCATCGAGCCTCCCTCGGGTTCGCCGAAGAAATTGTGTGCATGGACGCCGTAGGCAAGCTTTACAAGTTGGGTATCGATGTCAGCGAATTCTTCCGGAGTCATGTTCTCGATGATGGTCATAACCACCTTGTCTTTGAGTTCATCGGATATTTCCCCGGACATTGTTCCAATGTCCGACTTATCGTTCGAGTGCGAGCTCTCGAGTAAGGTACGCCGCACGGAATCCTTCTTCATCTGGGCACGCGCGGCGACCGCTATCATTTGAGCCTCAGCTGCCTTTGAGAACCGCCGAGGTTGAATCCAGTAGCCGGGAAGGCTCTTGAGTTCGACCTTCTCGCCGATGGTCAGCACATCCGCCGCGACCTTCCAGTTGATTTCTTTCTTCATCTTTTCAGGGGTTTTCTTTGCAGCCATCATGTACCTCTTTTCAATATGCCGCCGCGTCAGCAGTCAGGATCGATACTGTTACCGGGGGTTCCACATTTGTTGCGAGGCCCGGTTTAAAACCCTTGAACTTGATCCCGAGATCCAGGGCGTCTCCATTCGCCGAAACACTTGGTGTTTCCGAAATCTCGCTATATGGAAGCTCGATGAGCATGAGTCCCTTCACTCCAAGTTCGAACTGGTTCTCGACTTCATAGTAGAGGAACTGGATGGCGACATTCTCTCCCGTTTCTGCCTTCGCCCGCTCCTGCACGGAGGTCGTATCGAGACTGAGCGCAAGTTCGCCGGATGCGGCGAATTTGCCTTTCTGCTGGTAGGTCCTATCGATGCTATCGTCTGCCTGGCCGTAGCCATCCTCGGTGTGTCCGGTTTCGAACTTGAGCGAGTGTTTTCGGACCTGGGAATAACGAGTACCCGCCAAGGAAGTGAAGCCGCCGCCGAACTTGTAGGGCTTCATGGTAGGTACAGCCAACTCGGATGCAGATACTCCACTGGTTTCCTTCATGCCAAGAACATCGACATCCGCCTCGATGTCGGCTTTCTGTTCGCCACTCAGCGAGAGGTTGTTGAAGACATTGCCGTCATAGAGGTAGTTCTGAACGAGGCCATCCTTCTGAATTGAATAGGTCGGCCGTTCGGAATCGATTGCAAGATCTGGGGTGAAACGGTGCAGGTAGGCACCGGAACCAGTGCCGGTTAGGAATAGAAAAGCATACTTACCCTTTGCATGGAACGTACCATCGACGACCGAGACTATCATGTTCGAACCGGTCCCTGTGACGAGCGATGCCTCATAGTCAGCCAGCCCATTGATCGCTGCGACGAGTTCCTCGAGCGTGTCGTAGCCTATGGCCGTGAGGGCGATGACACCATTCGATCCGAAGTTCGCGTCGAGTATTTCACTTCCGAGCGCACCGACATACGCTGTAATCGTTTTGCCTGAGAGCGAAGCGACAATCTTGCAGGATTCTTCATTGCCTATGTATTTGATCCTGATGGCGCCGACGACCTGCGCAGGTGTCCCCTCGTCACCGAAGTGCCTTTTAGGACATGGCCCCAGCCAGCACAACCGCGGGGAGAGAGCGGATCGAACCTTTGACATCGCCAGCTACCGCATATTCTCCGGAGGCCATCCCGAGCCCGCGATGAGCGGATCCTCTTTCTTCGTGATCGCCCGGTCGAGCGATCCGATGTCCCTAATGGGTAATATCGCGGTACGAGCTACCGCGGTTCCCGGGCTTTCCGGAGCCTCCTTACCGATTGTGTATTTCACTAATTCCTTGGACGGCATGTTGTCCTCCTTTTCCCCGCTGAAGGCGGAGATGTTCTATCTCAATACCTCATTCACATATGAGTTCGAACTTCACCGATAAATTTCCAACCACAAACCCGACCTTTGACGACGGCACCTCTTCCTTATCCACCGTGGAGAATCGCGCGCTGTCGACAATTCCGCCGAGCGTTCCATCTTTGCCGATGGCATGCACAAAGGCGTCGATGTATCTGAAAAGCGTGGGTGGTAATCTCTTCTCGTTGTTCTCCTGGAGTGCCACGATGAGCTTCAGATGTAGGGTTATCCAGTCTGATAGCTGACCTGCGGATTCCGTCTCAAGGTCATCAAAGATAAGCAACAGATACGGGAACGGACCTGAAGCAGGAATCAGCGTTCCTACACCGACTTTCTTGAATGGTTGCACTTCAAAATCGAAAGTAAGATCTTCGAAGAGATCACTCAGTGATAACATAGAGTCATCAGGGAGAAGCGCAGCATCAGTTTTCCATGCTGCGATTTGACCGTTCGCCTCAGCGAGTGCCAAAGGAAGAGCGTTCGCAAACCAAGTGCCGACGGAATAGAGAACGGATTCTATATTATTGTAAGTCATAGATCGTCCTTCGGCACGTAGTGCTCCTCTTGTGCAAGCCGCTTTGTTTCACGCCCAATGATCTCTTCTTCTGTCCTACGGAAGGCGTCATCCCAGTTGAAACCTTTCGCTGAGTCACTCATGAACGGCCTCTCCTGACCACGGATAAGTTTCGTGAATACGAGCGATCCATCTGGGGCGGCAAAACAGAGCGCCTTCGCGTCCTTTGGCCGTATGGTATAGCCACCGGCATGCTCATAAATGTTCGCGAGCTTGATATTTGAGACATCAAACTTGCCTGATGCCTTGTTCATGATTCCTGTCGATCCAATCCGATAGACGATGGTCTTACCTCGTTTTTTCCAAACTGTGAGGGATTTCTGAAGCTGTCCCGATCGCTTTCCTAGATACTGGCCAGACAAGTAGTTCCTCTTGAGATCCTTCCGGTAGCGGTATGCGACAATCCGGAAGACTCGGTTCACAAGCTTCGGCGCCGCCTGGCCGAATTTCTCCATATCCTCTTCGAGTGTCCGGACACGACGATTTGTATGGCGATCATGCGCGTTTGTCCCTGAAATCTTCGAGCATGTCCTGAATGTCAAGCGGCATGCTCGTTTCCCACGACTGACTTGTCCCGTCCGTAGTAATGCTCGACTTCATGCCGATGCCTCCCGTCGGTCCACCGCGGCCATCCATCCATTTTACGAGTTCGGAACAGGCTTCCTGGAGAACCTGCCATTCCCTCGATGTCACTAGGTATCCCGCAGTGCACTCGAGTTTTATGGTGCCGACGCCTAAGGACGAGCAGCGATTCCCATGGAGCTTGATGAGTCCTGTTGGGCCATCGATCGTGAAGTCGACTGGATCAACCTCGGTGTCGGGGCCGAAGACCCTCGAGCTATCGAGATAGAGATGGCTCACCACTGTAAGGGGATAGTGCGGCGACACGATTATCTGCCGCCCCGTACCATCGAGAATGAGCGCCGTCGCTCCGGCATACTCCGCGCTTTTGAGCGTTCGTCCGACATATAGTTCGATCCTGCTTGATGCTCTATTGATGAGTGTCTGTATCTTGTTCTCGAGTGAAGAATCGACCGCGCCGAAGACAGCTGCATAGTCGTCGATCGTAATGATTGCATTGTCGGCTGGAGTAACGGGCATTTGGGCTATCCTCAACTCATCTGGTGCGGGCGGCCTTTGACGACAAGTGCGGAAACGGGCGTGCCGTTCCATGCGTACCTGAGAAATCCGCAAGCAGCTCAACATATCGTTTCCCGCCGATGTACCCGTACTGATCAACTGTCGCGCGGCGTGTGCCGAAGTGAGACTCTTGATGATTCCGCCTGTTCCAATTATTGGCGACCCTACGAGATCAGATGAGGCAACCGCCGCATAGGTCTCATTGTCGTCGGAGTGCAGCAGCTTGAACTCGATCTTGTTCGTGCTGTCGAAGGTGATACCACCGACACCGACCTGCAAAACGATCTCTGCGGCCTCGAAATTAGCCAGGTCTGCGCCTACAGGCGTATTGTCGGCATCTAGGACTGCCGGGGCGATCAGCTCAGCAACCTCAATTTTGTCGTGAATGTCTTTCATTCCACTTTCTCCTTTGGCGGCGAACTCCCCGCCGCCATGCTTCATGCCTTCGATCAGCTCACGGCGATCTTCATAACCTTGATCGCCTCGAAGTTGACGACATCGCCACCGACGCGTTTGGTCGTGTAGAAACTGACCGATCCCTTCGTGGTGTACGGATCCGCGAGGATTTTGACGCCTCTGCGATCGACGATCTGGTACCCCATTTTGAAGTCGCCGAATGCGACAGCGAGCGCGTCCGCCGCCACGTCGGGCATGTTGTCCGAGGTCACGAGCGGCTTACCAAGGAGCATGTCCGGGATGTCGATTTGGAACGAGGGCTGCCAGAGATAGTTCCCCTGGCCATCCTTGAACTTGCGGACCTTTGCCAGCGTGGTGTCGTTCATGAGGAACGTCCCTCGCGCTCGATAGACCGTTTTCAGCGCATGGATGAGATCGATGAATTTGTCGGACGGATTGGTGGCAGCAAAATCGCTTGCGGCGCCAGAGGCGATATAGCCGAGCTTTCCCCATGCATAGGACGCATTTGCGACAGCATCGTATGCGAGGAATCCCTTCGGTTTTCCAACTCCATCTCCCGAGATGAATGCAGCATCCTCGAGATCTGCGAAGGTGAGACCGCACTCTTCAGCGAGCCAAGCGGCGACATCGAATTCAATATCTTCGATCGATTCATTCGTCGCCGCAGGCTGCGCAAAAAGCTCACGCGCGAAGATCTCGATCTGTGCGAACTGCGGAGTACCTGTTCCGCCGGACCGAGAACTCCCCTCGGACGCCCAGCCCCCGGTCGTACCGCCGAGGTTGACGTTTTTCACATACGACTGCCGTCCGATCGTGCGCACATTAGCAAGCAGCCGCATGGCGACCGATTTACTCGCGATGCGGCTGATTGAGGTGTCGATCTCCGGAAGCACAACATAGCCACCATCGACATTGGTCTGGGTATTGACTGTATCCTTGAACTCCCGTTCTGCCGAGAGCGCATCCATTTGGTGAGCTCAACGATCGCTGCGGAGGGGCGATTATCCATGCCGATCTGCATCTCCACACCAGCCATTGCTCGATTGATTTGAGCCTTTACCTCGACGATCGCTTTATCGAGGTTCTCGAGTTTGGAATCGAGCTCTGCGTGGCCCTGGTTTTTCTCGAGCGCCGCAAGCCTGGCATCGTTCGTTTCGCGATATTCCTTCCAGGCTTTTCCAAGATCCTCAAAAGCCGCTTTAATTCAGCATCCATGTCTTTACTCCTATGCGAGGATTTTCGCGAGCCCGTGAATGGACTCGATTATTTCGGCCATATCATCGGTGTCCAGTGTCGCATCATCCCGATGTGCCGCTTTCCATCCGCCGGAGGCAATGGCCTTCGCCTCTGTCAAAGTCGCACCGGCGTCCCGCAGGAACGACTCAAAATCACGAATTGTTTTGCACGCACGAAAACCTGTTTCTTGCGTTGGAATGGTGCATGTATGAATTTGAACCTTGACACATCGCAGAGCGCGGCGGCCTTTACTGAAGCATTAACGGTCGATGCGAAGCCAGCTTCTTGTGCTTCTTCTGCTGTGAGCCACGTCTCTGCATCCATCATGGCCTGGATTTCCTTCTCTGTCTTAGTAGAACGGGCAACATAGATCGATACGATCTCGCTCTGCATTTTATCGAGTACGCCAGCGTCATGTCGGAGCTGTTCTGCGTCCCCCCAGCTGATAGTCCAAGGGTTATGGATCATGAAGTAAGTTCCCTCATCCATCGAAAGGCTTCGGCCAGCGAGTGCCACAACCGAGCCCATAGACGCCGCGAGCCCGATGATTTCTATGTCGAGCTTGTCGCGAACTCCGGCAAGAATGTTATAGATCGCCATTCCATCGGTCACAGAACCGCCTGGAGTATTCAACATGAGATGGATATTCTTGGCGCTCTTTACAATGTCAAAGTCCTTTTTGAAATCCGCAACTTGGACGCCGAATCCGCCAATCTCATCAAAGATCGAGAGCTCCGCACGTCTTCCTTTATGTCCATCGAGTACCATTTCGTCCTCATGCGTTTCCTCCTTGGAGCTGTTTCGCGTTCTGAAGTTCCGCCGTCGATCGATAATCATCTCCATTGTCGATCGGATTTTCATTTTCTTTTGCGCGTATTTCATTCTTCGAAAGAATCCCCAGTTCCGCGCAATAGCGTATGCTTCGTAACGGCTCTTGAGATCGCCGCGCAGAATCGCATCGAGATTGAATTCTGGAAAGTAAAGTTGTGGTGCTGTGAAGAGTTTCTGATGCAGTGCCTGCTCGATATTCACTGCCCATGGACGGATGCAGTGAGTCACAAACGACAGCATGAACTGTTCAGAAGAAGCATATGTGACGGTAGAGGTATCCGATTGCAGCAAGAACATTGGGACGCCAAAGAGCCCTGCGATATCCGCCCGCTGGAAGCGTCGGGTCTCAATAAACTGCGCATCTTCTGCGGTGATCCCAACCTTTTCATAGGTCGCATCTTCCCCGAGCAATGTATCTTGTGAGCGTTGCGTGATCCTTGGTGATCGTCATTCCAGATCTCGCGTATACGATCTGCTTGATCCTTCTTGATCGGTCCTTTTACTTTTATTACGCCATCGGGTGTGGCACCATTCCGCCAATACGAACCAGTATGCTCTTGCGTGGCAAGAGCGGATCCGAAACTTTCTCTTGCGTCACCAATCACCGACCTACCCAGAACTCCATCCGAGGAAAGTCCTCGAATATGCAGCATCTTCTCTTGTGGTATAAGGACGGGTCCGCTGCCATTCGGGGGATCATACGTATATTGCAGGCTGAAGTCGCCTCGTTGCGCAACGGTCACACGACCCGGATCAAGCGGGATGAGGTCGGTAATCACTCCATTCTCAAGGCTAAGAATCCGAGCAAAATAATTTCCTCGCGTCAGAAGGTGTACCAACATCTGCTGACGCCAAAGAAAGGAGGATTGCCAAACATTTGGTTGAGTATGTAATAGGTTATAATTTGCATGAGTTCGTGCGATTTCACGACCGCCGACATCGAGGCGTTTGTAAATATCCAAAGGTAGTGACGCAATCGTATATGAAATGATCCTGATGCAGGCGTTGACCGTGAGGATACGCATTGCGCTTTCAGCATCGACGGCGACACCTGAAGATGACCCGAAATAACGCCGCTCGCCTGCTCGAGCACCTTGAGCCAATCATCAGTGAAGGTCATTGCTTTCCATACAAGGCCGATTCTGTCGCGGAGTTTCATCCGATGACCTCCTCGGCGATTACTTCTCGCAGACTGCTCGATGCAAGTACCGCTCCACGCCCCAATGCCATTACGGCAGCCACAATCCCATCAATACGTTTACCGGAGGCGTCACGCCTTGGCTTCATCGGCATGATGTTGCTTTGTCGATCGCTCTTCACTTCCGTACATGCCATCATCCAACGGAGAATGGGGTTGCCATCATGAGCGAGTTCCTTAGCCAGAATTTTCTTTTCGAAGGTGTCGGAATAAACCGCCATGGGGTTATAGCGTTGTGGACATTTCACCATCTCAAAATCTGCTGAAAGATGGTTCACGATCTCCTGTGCTTTCCATGGATCGTACATAATCTCATCGATGATGAACTTCTGTGATAAAGAAAGAATCTCCTGCTCAATGAAATCATAGTCGACGATATTCCCCGGGGTCGTAATAATAAGCCCATCCTTCGCCCAAAGAGTGTAAGGTCGATTGTCACGCTTTTCCGCTTCCAGAATATTGTCTTCGGGATAGAAGAACCTTGGCACGATATACCAGGGTTCTCCTTCTTTAATGGGCATGAATGCAAAGACCAGCGCAGTAAAATCCGTTGTTGACGATAGATCAATACCGAGAATGCAGTGACGTCCAATGAGTTCATCTTCTGTATATGTTCTCTTGCAAGCCATCCACTGCTCATCGGTATCCAGCGTGTTGCAGCTTGCGTCCAGATATCGAAGTTCTTTGTCAGGATATCATTCTGTTTTGCAGGTACAGCTTTCGCCATCTGCACCCGACCGATCAAATAGTCTTCCTTGACGGAGACTCCGAGATTCGGATTCGCTTTGATCCATACTCTGGATCAGTCCAGTCATCACCATCATCGAGTGTATAGATAATAGCAAAGTAATTTTCTGGTTTGGGATCTATTGAACCTTCGAGCATCTGCTGAGCGAGGGTGAATTCCTGCGTATAACAGGGACCGGTCTTGTCCAATCCCGCGGTGGTGATGATAACGACAAGCGGCTGTTCACGGGCGCCCATACCTGATTCGATGACCTCGAGAAGCGAGGCATCTGGATGCGCATGGTATTCGTCGATTAGCGCAAATGAGGGATTGAGACCATCCTCGGTATCTGAATCACGACCGAGAGGCTTCATACGTGCAGCCTCGTCGGCGAGTTTGACGATGACCTGTTTCGATTCGTAGCATTTTGAACGTTTCGCGAGGGCGGAGCATTTTACTATCTGCTGTTTTGCCTCTCGCCAGGCAATAGCTGCTTGCTCCTGTTTTGTTGCACCAAAGTAGATCTCGGCCGTGCTCTATAGGCTGATCAGCGAAAAAGACATAGTTTGCGATTCCCGCACTTCTGTCGTCTTGCCACTCTTTCGTGCGACTTGGATATAGGCGCGGCTGAATCTACGGAGCCGTGTCTTATATGAATCCAGCCAAAAATTTCAGCAATATGGAACTGTTGCCAGTCTTCCAGCTTGATCTTGTTGCTTCTGCCACCATATGTGGATGCCCAGATACCCTTTGTATGTGATAGCTGCTGAATGAAGTCGATCGGACGCTGTGCAAGTGAGGAGTCAAACATATACGGGAAGTCTTCGGTTCCTTGCCGCTTCAGATCCTCGACATGACGTTTGACTGCGAGCTTCACCCACTTGCATGCAACAACCTTCCGGTCTGGACATCATCGATGTACCGCTGCCATCCATGCACCGGACTAGTCATGAGCAATATCCCTATGGTCGTGATGCAAAGGATTATCCATCGTCTACCTCGTGCCATTGAGCAGCGCCTCCATGGGATCGTTTGTTGCCGTGTCCTTCTTCTGGACCTTGATCCTCGTTCGGCTTGCTGGCGACATGCCGAATAGGTTCATATATTCGCGGCATTCCTTGCGGGCGACTGTAGCAATCGATAGCTCAGGTATTTGCTGGCTATATCCATTGGGTGTGACCATCACAAGACTGCCATCATGCATCTCTTGATATCGTGCGACCGCCATCTCTGCATCGAGCATGCGTTCGTAGGCGAGGCAATAGGACTCGAGCGCGGAAAGATCTACCTCAGCGAGTGTGCCCTGTTCGATAAGAAGAGGTGCTACCCGTTTCCATTCAGCAATTGCCTTTTTATGCCCACGAAGTGCTTTCCCTGGCTTGGGAGCTTCAGTAAGGGGCTTCGCTTGAGCATTATCCTTGGCACGAGACGGTTTGAAAGTTCCTTGGATTATTTTCTGAGAATCGGGGATGGGAGGTCGACCTGAATTCATTGGATACCCCCCTCTTGAATTTTGGCCGTGAAAAAGTTTGAGTAACCACGCGCGGTATATGTTTTTGTCTCTAAAGAAATTGACTCCCCCCGCCTCCTGTTGCCGAAGCCACCATCTTCTCGATTCGTTTTGCTTGAATGCTCGCCATGGAGCTTGGGGATGAGCGTATACTTTCGATGATCTGGTTCTCGCTTGGGGTCGTAAGGCGGATTGTGGTCGATGTCATAGAAGCGCCATTGGCGCTCGGGGATACCGAACTTTCTGAGCACTTCTTCACGGATCTTTCGCCATTCATAACCATAGCCACGGCTTGAGGGAGAGCTCTTTCTATTGCGTAAGGCGCCAGGGATTATTTGATGAGAGGCTAGACGATGGAGTTCGCAATAGCCGGATGAATCATTGGTGAGGTTGGGGCAGTAGGGATTCTTGCACATTCTGGCCGGCTTCGTGGGCACTTGCACTCCCTTCGCCGCCATAAATACGACGGGCGGCGACGTCCATCCAAGACACCTTCCATTCGGTAGTCTCGAGACGAACCTCACCGCCCGTTTATCGGTTAAGCCAGGTTGCTAATCTTCTTCCAATGCAGCCGCCCGTTTATCGGTTAGGTCTGCATTTCATTATTACAAGACTATATATAAATCTGAACTATATGTTTGTCAAGTGAAAATCGAAAAGCAAAATTAGTTAAGGGATAAATAGTATCCTCCTTATGGTAAATTATTTTCCCCAATATACTACTTGCTTTCAAGAATTATAGTTAATTCTGACATGTTTACAAATAAGGGTTTGAAAGAGAGTTCAGTGAATAAGCATTTAGAGTAACCTCTTACTTCTTCTTCTTTGGATTTACCTGTGTTGCCTTTTCATAAAGATCAAGAAGGGTGGGGATAGGGGGTGTAGCAAAGGACAATATGGTAGTACCGGTACCGTTCCCAACAAGAAAGTCACCGTTATGTATAATGTCCATACCAATAAGAATATCGATATCAGGAGAATTTAAATCATTTTCTGTAACAAGCCAGTCTTGGAAGTATACTCCCATCATAAAACCTATATCTACCAAGTATTGATCAGCAAGTTTCTTACTATTAACACCATTTACCCATACTTTTCCACAAGGGGAAAGGTTAAGAGCCTTTACGATATTTTACGAATCTTTGAATGGCCGTATTAGTAGATCCGGTAATTTCCTGAATAAGGAATGTCCCAGGCTTATTTTCCTTTATTGCATTTGCATATGCTTCGCCCTGACTTGGGAACGCCCCAACGACTGATTCACCTACAATAACAACCCACTTCCGAGGTATTTCGTTGCAAGTTGAGCAATGTTTTTTTCATAGTAGTTATATTCACGCTCTAGCATCTTCTACACCTCCTTTATGTTAATGATATACTTATAATTTAATAGCGTCAATTAAAAGAATACTCTGCTTCTTTAGTGAGAGCAACAAGTCAGCATTCAGATAACCAAGATATAACAAAATGAATAAATTTGCGAAAGGTTGATCTTAATAATCTCCATCAACACCTTCTCTTTATTTTTTCGCTTAGGCTTCAATCATTTCGCATTTCAATAATTTGCCCTCAAGAAATATGAATCCTCTTTGCAAGCCGTCTTTGATTGTTTTCCATCCCACATGAAATCGATCATTGATTTCGACAGTCGTCGCCATATCTTCATGATTTCCACCTTCATCAGTGAAACGGTAGACTGCGCTCTTCTTTTTGAACGAGAAAGGCTTCGGTTGATTTCTGGGATCGGTAATCCGCATCCAAATGGGAAGCGGATTGGTTTCATCCCATGGAGCAATCGCGTGTTCATCGTTCATATATGTTTTCTTCCTTTGCCAATAAAATATTCTTTGTGGTATCGCTTTTGCTTGAGGCTTTCTTCGTTGGCTTCAAAGTCGATTTGATTGATGTATACGAAACGATTTCCCCGCCGCGCACGATTATGTGAAGTTCACCATACTCAATGCGCTTCAACTCTTCCGCGATTTCCTGCAAATCTTTGTCCATGGGCACCTGACTTAATCGCCGCTGCGGGTTCGGGCATCGCCTGGACCCTGTTCCTGAACTCACTGGCCAACCTTTGCAGTTGCTGCCGGCCTTCTTCCGTTATTGGTTTCAGATCATCTGTGGTAAGCGAACTCGTGCTCCAGGTTTGCGGTTCCTTGCGCTGTGCATGTGAGTGCATCTTCGAAAGCAGTTCCTGCAGGTTCTTCTCGATGCTATGAATCGTAAACTCACATCGCCGCGACTCAGGTGGTCCCTTCCAGGTATCTCGGGAGCAGGCAAACCAGATCGTGCGCCAATGTTCGAAGTAGTACCTGATTGCGTCGATCACGATCTCAGCGTGCATGCCGACCGCTTTCACCATGTTTTCTGCGCTCTTAAGCGTGACTGTGTCAGGCATGATCGTAATTTCCCGTCGCCATTCGGTATTGATCCAGCCAATATGTCGCAACTTTGTGTGCAAGGATCTTTGTGGCGTGCTCTTCGGCTTTTCCGGCTTTGGAATCGTCTCTCGCGGGCGCGCGCGTCTCTCTCTCTTCTTCTTGTTTCTTTTCCTTCTTCTTTTTCTTCCCCAAGGGGGTCGACAGGTGCTTCCAAGGGGCTTTGAAGGGGCTCCGAACCCCCTTCTTTGGGACTCTCCTCCCCTTTTTGAGGTTCTCTACCAAGGAGTGTGTCGCGAATCTCTGGCGCCGCGTGCTCGAGAACATTATCGATGAGGGATTTGTCTTTTACCTCCGCAAGTTCGGAGGCGATACAGGTTAAACGGTTGTCTTTAATCGTTGTAGGATAGTTGTATTTCGCCCAATTAAGCACCGCGAGCTCATGCGTCTGTGGATTGTATTTGATCCGCTTGAGCCCATTCTGGAATCGATCGATGAGATTCTTGACTGCCTCGATGGAGTATCCCATTTCAAATGCGATCTGCTTTAGTGCTATCTTGTAGATACCACATTGCGAGGTGTGTTCGTTCGTGAAAAGGTACAGGTAGAAAAACTTATCTTCCGGCGTAAAGAATTCAACGACATTCGGATCCGACCAAAACTCGGTATATACCATGCGGAATGGTGCTGCCATATTCAGTTCCTTTCCTGCGCAAGCGCAGGGTATTCCTCACGATGACGTTTGTTCGATTCGATGATCCGTGCCGGTACCCGAAGGTGTGGAGCATAAATCTTGAGGTAATCAGCGAGATTCTCATCACTTACCTTGCACCATTCTTCGACTGTCGCCGCGGACCAGACCTTTCTTCCAGAAATCCAGCTATCGGGAAGGCCGCCTTTCGGCTGCATAGCAAGACAGTTTTTCAATGTGCTGAGAGCAATTCCGCCTTTCATGATTCCGTATTTCCGCTGATGTGCCTGGGCGAGTGTGTACCATCGCTGGCCAGAACCATCGATGACTGCGCGAAGCATATCCTCAATAAGATCAAGCTGTGGCAACCGGATCAAGATTCCGGGATTCGCCGCGGCGGGATCTGGTTTGAATTCAAGATCAGTCATATCTGCTCCAATCAGAATTCAATATCTTCTCCAGCACCAGATTCCTGGATCGTATTCTGGTGGAAGCCGTAGTTTTGCCTTTCGAAACCATGCCTCGATGTAGTAATCCGGGAATCGGTCGCCGCGCTGCTTCTTCTCGTTCCTCACGAGCTTGCACGAAAGCTTCTGTCCGGCAGCCAGATTGATGCCGGCCTCCGCGGAGATCTCGCCGGATATCTGTTTTTTCTTGTTCTCATCCTCATGGACCCACAATGAACCTACGCGCATGTCTTCTCCCTTCCCTGTCTTCTTTCTCGAATCCGAAGGTCAGTTGACCTTCCAGCTCGTCGATGCCCGTCATGAGCTGGCCGATCCTCAGCTCACACCTCTCCTTCTTCCTCGTCTCCCGTTTCAGATCGTCCTTCATCCGCTCGAGGCGTTCTTCCTTCGTCTCGATCTCCTCATCCTCCGGGAGCGTGAAAAGGTCGACCTCATGCTTATTCTTGCCGCAGAACGCCCTGATTTGCTGGATCGAGCAGCCTTCGACGGCCATGTCCGCGGCCTTCGCCATATCCTCACCCTGACCGAGGACGGTATCGACGAGGGCAGGAGAACCAGAAGCCGCAACGTCCTCGAGATCGAACTCGAGCTGAGCCTTGATCAGGTTCGTCGCCTGTTTCTTCGGAATCCTCGCGTGACGGTCCAGGAAATCCTCGAACCGCGCGCCCTTCTCGATCGACAGCTTCTGCATCTTCGAGAGCGACAGGCCCAGCTTCCTGTTGAGCTCGCCCTGCTGTTTGAGGAGGTCGATGATCTCGTCCTGTTTGGCCTTGAGCGCCTCGTCGGCAAGGTAGGGGTCATGGTAGACGCCCTCCTTGATCGCGACGTCGACGATCGAATGGAAGAGCGCCCAGAAGAGAGTCGGATGCTTGTTCCGCCCGGGGATGAGCTTACGGGTGGCAATGATGTGGTGAGTGAATTCATGCAGGGCGGTATACATGAGGGCATCGTCATTCTGAAAATTCCTGTTGTGAATGACGATAGTCATGCTTCCGGGCTTGTAGAACCCGTTGACTCTGCCCGACGCCTTGCCGAAGAACACTAAAGTGAAGTCGTCGCAGGGATCTTCAGGGAAAGAAGTTTTTCCTTTACGGTATCCTGATTCACGATTCTATACCTCCTTTGATTATTCAGCTTTTGCGGATGCAGGAGTCGAACCTGCTGTCTCCGGGATATGAGCCCGGCGTGGAATCCGTTTCACCCATCCGCCATGGCGCCAGGCTCTTACGCGGTCTGGCTTACGTGTCCGGGCCGAAACACCGTGACAGTTTTTATTACAAAGCTTTCAGCTTTCTTACTTCGAAATGACCGGCGAGCCTCGGCTCGTTATCCATAATGAGCCTCGCATACCTCGAGGCATAATTATTGTTCAACTTATAATCCTTCATGTCGTGTTCAGTCTGTTCATAGGCATACCGCAATTCCTCGAAATAGACCGCAATACCGCGTCGGCGCCCTTTTTCTCTGTCAGCGAGAGCAAGCTTCACCAGATTCCGGTATATATGTGGGTTTTTCGCGTGAAAGTCGACAAATCTTTCCTCGATGGTATTCCCTGACGCGGGAAGATTTGGAAAAAGCTCGAGTTGAATATTCTTAAAAGAACTCTGCGATTTTGGTGCGGGCACTCCAAAACGTCTTCTATATTCCGCGAGGCTCATCCACTCATCTCCTACGCGAATATGCGCATCATCATCGCTTTTTTGAAATCTTTCCTGGATAGTCTGCAAGAGTCCCATATTCAATCTCCTCAAGAAATGTCGTCCGCCCCACTCGGGAAGGAGGAGGCATCGGCCCTCTCGGATGGAACGAACGACATGATTTCCAACGCGATGCGGACACCGGGCTTTTCGCCGGGCCTGGCGTACCGCTTGATCGAATGAATGCTCGCGACATATGCATCATCCTGCCACGCACCTGCCTTCGTGAGTGCGTCGAGAACCGCCTTTTCGAGGTTGTCGATATCTGGTTTTTTCGTATGAAACGTTTCGGCATATTGCAGCGTATTCGAAGATTTTCCGCTTCGTTCGAAAATGAACTCGAGCCGGACTTCGACCGGGCCCTGTGCCAACAGGTCCGGAGAGGTAAGATATCCAATCGAAATCTGATTCTTCCAATAATCAGCTGACGGATCGTGATAAACCCCATTGCGTCCCGCCCGAGGACGTGGCGCAGGCTTCGGTGTTCCATAGACCTGAAATTCAATTCTGGCGACTCACGAACGTGATTTCATCTAATACCTCGTACGAGCGCCGCGGCGATACCGATCGCCAACAGGAATTTCACGAAGCTCCAAAGTAGGGGATGCTTTCTGCTCCAGAGTAGGAATGTGCTGAATTGCCATTGAAGCCGGCTCATTATGCCTCCTCTTTCGTTCACAGAAACTCGACCATTAGGACGATCAGAAGCATTGGAACACCGATCGCCGCGGCGGCCAGAAATTCCCTGAGTGATCTATGCTTGTTTTGAAGATTGCGCGTGAAGTGTTTTCGTTTTATTCTCGATTTATGTGAAAGGAGAAAATCAATGCAACGTACTTTCCCCGAGTTTACAGTTAGAACTGAAAATGGAATGATTGTCATCGAGGGACCACCTGATTTTCAGAGTGATGCGAAGCTATGCCCCGAGCTCCTGCCTGAACAGGTAGACCTGTTAATTGAGCAACTGAAAGCCGCGAAAGCTGAGCTACTGGCAAATACTTGATTGGAAAGCCTGGGGAAAAGCTCTTGAAAAGGTAGTCAAGCTCATCCAGGTTGTGGGCTGTTGCCCATACATTCAATAAAGCACCTTGTTTTGTGGAGAACTGTACCTCTCCCAATGCGTTTTTTCTGTCACATAGCTTCACATATACTTCAATAACATCCATCGATCTGCCTCCTATGGATTTGATGTGCTTGATACCGTTTGCTCTTTCTGTTCGCGAATATGTTTAAACAAGATGGCTTTGGCGTACGGGCCTTTCTTGCCGCCAAAGGGCTTGAGAAAGGCTTCGTACTCGAGATTTTCCTCATCGGTAAGAAAGACCTTTACCTCATGCCATCTGGTTTGAACTATATTTGCATTCTTTGTTCGCATATTCGATATTCTAATCGAATATTTGATTTTGTCAAGTTTCTTTTTTCACTAATTTTCACAATTTTTTCCGATAATAGATATATGGGCCGCAAAAGAAAAGATTTCGAATCTGCTGAGGTGTTCTGGGAAAACTATAGGCGACTTTTAAGCTTGAAAAGAGAGAAAGAATATTTGCTTCTTGAGAAGGCACATATTCCACAGAGCACAATCATTAGTGCGCGCACCAGGAATGCTTTTCCCAATATCATCCATATTCGAGCTCTCGCTAAGGCTTTGAATGTCCAAATAGAAGACTTCTTCAAAACACCAGAAACATTCAGCATTGAGATCCATAACCATAAAGGCGAAAAAGAGCCGATAGACGTTTTCGATATCGTGCTCGTGCCAGTCTATGCACAGACGGCCGCCGCGGGCAGCGGTCAAGAATCTCTTGATGATGTCTCCATTATTGGCAAGCTGCCATTTCTTAAGAGAATGCTCCGGGGAATCGCTCCTACGAAAGCCAGAGCTCTCGAGGTTCGCGGCGATTCGATGACTGGAATTCAGCTCTTTGATGGTGATATTGTTGTGTTCATCCCTGGCGAGATACATGGTGACGGGATCTATGTAATCCGGGTTATGAACGACATCTTCGTGAAGCGCATCGAATTCGACCCTGTGAACCGGAAAATCCGCATCATGTCGGAGAACCGCGATACCCGGATCGCACCGAATCGGCTGATGGGCAGACGGTTGAGGTTGTCGGGAAAGTCTATGGGTGGGTGCACGCGCATCCGTATTGATTTTTATCTTTACAACTTCAAGATTAGCGTTTTATAATTCTTTTGCAGCTAATTATTCAAAATACAGGAGGCTATATCATGAAAACAAACAAAAATAGTATTGTATTTTTTTCTTTTTTCTTTTCTTATCATCGATTTTTCTAAGCCCTCTATTTGCCCAATCTGATTCTGACTATGTTGTAAAGTACTTCGTTGATGATTTTGGCGATCCGACTGACCATAAATACCTTTTTTACCGTCGTTACAGGTAAATTTTCAAATTCAGCAACAAAAGATTCAAAATTAGCCGTTGGAGTAATTATCGCTGATAGTGAGATTAGTTTGATATTATATGAATATGGCTCTAATCGTGTTACTGGAAGCGAATATGATACTTATATACTTAAAATGAAATTTCCAAATGGTTATGTTTTTGAAAAATCCACCCAAATTGACAAGTATTCAAGTAGATTATTCCTCTCAAAACTCTTTGATTCATCCATTGATTTTGATACAATGTTCAGTGGCTTGGCACCAATGAAAATATATATCTATGAAAAGGATCGTCCATATACCAATTATTCATTCTCAATAACATTTCCATCAAAAGACTATATAAAAAGCAATCTAGGAGATATTTTCTGGATACAATACTAAATTGCTAATATGGACAGACTGTTTTGAGTCAGCTAACAGCCAAACTATGGAATGCAATGCCGCAAACCAAAGCATTTTGCAGTATGTAATTTGCAGTTGAAATCCTTATAACTGTAATTAAATGAACTGTACAATGCCAGGTGAGCTCAATTCTCATATGCCAACTACAGAAATGTATACAAGAATGCTGAACATATTTTTGCCTATAAGGAATAGTTTGGTTGGAAGAACTCTTTCAGTAGATGAGATGGCAAATATACTGAATTCTATGGCCTATTCTAAAATATAAAAAAATGCCCATGGTTTTTTATAATGGCAGGATCTCCGCAAAAACACTGGAGAAAAACCTTAAGATGATTGAGGTTAGAATTCGGAGGTTACTCAATAGCCTCAACCGTAATTTATGGGATTATCCCTATGTTTTTCTTCAAGCAAAATTTTAATTATGAATTAGCCACCTCTACAACTCTGCCATTTTAATCGCATCATCAATTATGAATAGTCTGAATGAAGAGGGAACAGTATAGGAGCATCTTATTTTTATGATAAGATCATGCTAGTAATTAAATATACTTTACAAATGTTTAGTGTGCGGTTAAGCTCTTTTCATGCTCCCAGATAATCTCCTTAACCACATCTTCCTCGAAAACTATGAAACCGGCATCATGAGAATCCCGGATGGCGCTATCGATCTCATCCTTACAGATCCGCCGTATGGCGTGACAGACTGTGAGTGGGATGTCCGCCCGGATCTGGATTTCATGTGGAAAGAATTCAACCGAGTCCTGAAGCCAAACGGCGCCGCGGTTGTCACAGCCACACAGCCTTTCGCCACCGATCTAATCAACGCCAATAGAAAATGGTTTAGATATGACCTTGTTTGGGTGAAATCAAATCCAGTAGGATTTCTTAACTCCCATAAGATGCCAATGCGTCAGCACGAGCTTGTGCTGATATTTTATAGACGGCTTCCAACCTACAACCCTCAAATGTCCAAGAGCGCGCCGCGCGTGGCGAAAGCATTGAAAAGAGAATCGAGAGGATCCGGAGTCTATCGGAAGACATTAAATATTTCTTATGAACATGAGGGGCATTACCCAACAAGTATTTTACCCTTCAACAAAGAGGGTGGAGGAAAGGATCGGCATCCAACACAGAAACCGGTCGCTTTGTTTGAATACTTGATAAGAACCTATTCGAATCCTGGAGAAATTGTGCTGGATCCGTTCATGGGGTCAGGGACAACGGCTATCTCCGCGCTGAAAACTGATAGAAAATTTATAGTTTTTGAGAAGAATCAAGATTATCATCAAATTTCAATTTATCGTGTAGAGAATATAGGTATTCCTTAATTAGGACACTATTTTCTATTGCTTTCTATTCTTGATGTGATAAATGCTAACTGTTAATGCTCAAATTAATATATACTATTGAATAAAAACAATAGGAATAACATGGACTCAATTAGAATCGATCTAAATGAAAAGAAAAATGATCAGTGCGTAATAGGATGCAAAAAGCGAAAAAGAAATTATATTGAAGAAAATTCATTATGTGGGATTGTATTCTCAGTTATTGATAATCTACCCGTGCGATGTGTTGGGGGCTGGGCAAAGGAAAAAATTTATTTTCTCAAGCGAGAATTTGAAATATTTTCAGGCGGTATGAAAAATCTTGGCAGAAGACCGGACTAGGGTATTTTGAAATTGGCTGTGGTCCTGGCGTTGTATTGATCGTGATGCTGGTATTGAATTTGATGGAACAGCTCTTACAATATTAAAATCGAATGGTCTTAAGTATTTAAGGGTCGCAAGATTTATCGATATTGAAGAAAAAGGTATTAGGGCGTTGAATTCAAGAATACATACACTTGGTTTGGACTCAATAGCTAGAGGAGTTGTGGGAAGCTATACTGATGGTAAATTTATTGCAAACTTGATAATCTCGTCGAATCCTTTCGGTTTAAATCTCGTTTTTATTGATCCTACAGATTGCTCTGTTCCATTTTCCACCCTTAAAGAAATACATGACACAGGCGTTAAATTTGATTTAATTATTAATGTTGCTACAAAAACAGACTTTACGAGAAATATTAAATTTGCTATTGATTCACCGCTCTCTGATGTAAGGAAAAAATATGAAGATTTTTTAGGGAATCATGAATTTTTCAAATCAGAAGCATTATAAAAGCCATACGCTTTCAGAATTATGAAGAAGTTCGAAAATTATTTATTAATACATATCAAGAAATGCTAAAAGGAATAGGCTTTAGCTACTTCGGAAGAGAACAAATAGAAGGCTATTATGAACTTATCTTTGCTTCTGGTCATCTTCGGGTTTTGATTTTTGGAAGAAAGCTGTAGATACGATTTCTTTTGATGGTCAAAGAAGTCTTGGGATTTAAAAAATAATCTAAAAGCTATTTTAAAAGTAGATTTTCACACAAAAACAAATAGATATGCTATACTATTGTATAGATAAATGAAGAAGGGAAGTAATGACTACGAGCAAGATTGAGTGGACAGATTCAACATGGAATCCAATCACTGGGTGCACCAAGATATCTGACGGTTGTAAAAATTGCTATGCTGCAAGAATGGCAAAGCGTCTTCAGTTTATGGGTTCTGAACGTTATCGCAATGGATTCAAAGTAACAATACATAAAGATCTTTTTGAAGCGCCGCTTTCCTGGAAAAAACCTAGTACTATTTTTGTCAATTCAATGTCGGATCTCTTTCATGAGGATATTCCTGAAGAAACTATTCTTAAGCTTTTTCAGGTAATGAGGCAGGCATCACACCATACTTTTCAAATTCTTACTAAACGCGCTGAGCGTCTTGCACAATTAGCGAATAGAATTCCTTGGTCTCGAAATATTTGGATTGGTGTTACGGTTGAATCAGAGAAATACATTGAACGAATTGAAATGTTGAAAACTGTACCTGCAGAAATTCGATTCATTTCTTTTGAGCCTCTTCTAAGCACGATCGATGAAAGCCATTCTCTAATAGGGATTGATTGGGTCATCGTTGGCGGGGAATCAGGCCCATTTGCCGTCCTATGGATGCGGAATGGGTGAGAACAATCCAACGAATGGCAGAGAGGGATGGTGTCGATTTCTTCTTCAAACAATGGGGTGGTACAAATAAAAAGAAAGCCGGAAGGCTCCTTGATGGTAGAGAATGGAATGATATGCCTGCATTATTAAACTCTGCAATTTAAAATGTATATGCATTTCTTCTGTCATTTAATTGAAGAATCAAATCTTGCGGAATTATGCTCTATAGATTCCAAAAACGTTCAAATAATGAATGTTGATCTGCAAGTTGCAAAAGCCGTTCTTCAAGATGAGGCCGATCGTAGAGTGCTGTCATTTCTTCCGATCTATGCCCGATCACTTCCCTTAGCACTTGGTCAGGCAGAAGCATCTTCATCTTCGTATTGTATGTGTACCTCATTGCATGCGGAGTAAGGCGGCGTCCAGCAATCGCAATTCCTGCTTGCTTTAGCCCAGCAGCCCATCGCCGCGCGAGAGTTTCCTTTCGGATCGGCCGACCACGATGAAGGAACATGAGTCCATCTTTCCTTTTAACTTTCTCGAGATAGAGGTTTAAGATTCTCACTGTCTTTTCACTTAGAATGACCGCTCGTTCTCTGGGATCATCCTCCTTCGATTTCTTGAGTCCGACGAATTCGCCGCGGTTGTTAATGGCTCGATCGATGATGAGCCCATGGACCACCTCGCCTGAAGGTAGCTTGTGCTCGATCATTTGTTCGAAAGTGACCGCGCGCAGTTCTCCGGATCGCAGCCCGGCGGAAACTCCAAGACAGCACATTGCACCGAAGAGCACTCCGGTACCATAATCACGCCCATCCTGAAGCCGCCATATCTTTTCC